ATTATATCAAACACAGTTTCGAGTTTTTTCTTAATAGTGTTGTTTGATAGACTACTCTTTAATCCTATATGTAACGGCTTTGGCCAGCTTTTATATGAACACCAGGCATAACTATCATGCTCAGCGTTAAGTATTGGAATAAACTCATTATCAACTATACACAGGTATGTATGAAAGCTAAATTTACTATCATTACTTACAAATGTTTCTAAGGGTATAGTTTTTTGAATTTTAGGAGTATGGCCAATTTCTTCTAGTATTTCTCTTTTTAGTCCATTCCATACTGATTCATTTTGTTCAACTTTTCCGCCGACAATTCCCCATTGATTGCTTTTATTTCCATTTTTTCTATGTAAAAATAACATACGTTTAGTGTCTTTTGCAAAAAAAATTGCACCACTACATAAAATTTCTTTCATATAAGTAGTTAGCCGTCTAAACTAAGTCTCCAGTTACCTTTTGAATACTCGCCTTCGATACTTAACAACCACTGTTCTCCACTCCAGTAATATTGTTTACCTGTATTAGTATTTGTTACGTATGATACAGAATTACTAATTTCACTATCAAACAACACATACCAATTTGTACCGTTATATTCAATAATGTCATTAGTATTTGCTACTAAATTATTCCAGGCTGTGTTATTATTAATAGAATTTGTTATTAAAAATCTGTAACCTTGAACTTCAAAATCGATAGGATTTAATATTAAAGGATCTACAATTGCATCGATTGTAGATAATTGATTAGCATCTCTAAAGTTACTTGTAAACACACTATTAGTAGGTAAACTATCTAAGTCCCAATCTATAACAATTTTTGTTGTATCTAATTCATTTAATGCAAAGGTTCCTGTTATTTCGTTATTTAAATTTTCATTTGTAAGATAAATTCGACTAATTCCTGCACTATACTGTCCAGGATATGCTTCTAGCAAGTCATCCCATTTTACAGCACCGACTTTATTTTTACTAATAATCTGTATAGATGTATTATCGACAAACATGCCGTATCCTTGATAATTTGTTTTTATTAACGGTTGTTCTGCAATATCTGTATAATAATTATCTGGAATATTGTCTGTATTTTGTAAAGGAGTTAATTGTAAGTCAATTTCTCCCGAATCGGCATGAAAAATACTTTGTATAATATTTGTAATAACACCTAGTCTTTTTACTTTTACAGGAGCACTTAAATAAATTGGAACTTGGAACTGTAGTGTAGCAATATCTATTTCACTATCAATACCAACTGGAACACTTCTACTACTGTAAGTAATACCCTCTAAGTTTACTACAGTTAAACTTGCCCAGTCTATATAGTTGTCTGTAGTTTGTATTTCTAAACTTGGATTAAACAATACTAATATTTGTTCTAGTATTTGTAGTTTTTGATCTGTATTAGTACTCCAAAGATCTGCACTAACACTTAGAGTATACGGTGTTGGCATTAAACGTTCTACTGTATAATTTTTACCTTGCTCATCTAGATATTCCTTACCAGATGAGTCGTACTTACGTTCTCTTATATTTAATTTACTTACAAAAGATTGATCAGCAGTCCTTGAACGATCAATTTCTAATCCAGTGATATAAACAGCCATTCTTGGTGCACTAGGAATTTTGTTTTCACTGTTGTCACGCATTATATTTGCAACTTGTCGTGTTAAATCTCCGTAAGTAACTGGTATACGTACTACATTACCTTCAATATCTTGATAACCAAAATTACTAAGCATTCTAATCATTTGGGTAATGTATCTACGTATTTGTCCATCATAAAAATGTTGCATGATTATTAATTATCCGTTTCCAGTCCTTTAGGACGTAATGCTTTACTTAAACTTTGTCTTTCATTAATAGTTTCTCCAGCAATATTACTAGAGTTTGTATTATTAATAAACGAAGTTTTTTGTGTATTTCTTGTATCAGTCTGCGACATATTTACCCTTACACCGTCTTGCATCTTAGTCCAACTTGATCCGTTGTATCTAAAAAGTCGTTTTGGTAAAAAATCAGTTCTTAAAAAATAGTCTCCTGCTTGACTTTCAAGCGGAAAACTAATACCCATACCAAATTCTGCTCCGTTGGGTGCATCAGTTGTTCCTAACAAGTAACCGTTGTATCCTGACCTTGCTGGTCTCGCAGCAGTATTCCCGTTAGCATCCGTTTGTGCAGTTTCTAAATCTACACTACCATCTGAATTTGTTGATAATGAATAATAATGTGCAGTATCGTAGCCGCTTTTCCCTGCATCAGTTTCTGCTTGTGCTACAACAGCATCGTTAATTTGCATTTCAACTTCATACGTGCTAAGAATATCTCTTAATGAACCTTCTCCTGGTTCTTCTTCATTAGCTGGAAGATCTAAAATTTCTTTAAATTCTTGACCGTCATATATTTGCTTCAACTTTAGTCTATATAAGTGTGGATACCATGTAGGCGAAAATCCTTCACTAGCACGGTTTACATCTTCAATAACATAAAATCTTTTTAATGCAACACTATAATCATTTAATGCATGTTCATCTACTAAATGCGGTAATTCAATTACATCACCGGCCATAGCTTTCCTTCCTAATATTCTTACACTATCAGAAATGTGTATTGTCATGAACAACGTATCATTACTTAAAAACAAACCAAATTGACTAAGGTCAAAATCTATATCTTGGACATTATAAATGCCTCTTAAATTATAAATGTTGGGATCATATTTTCGATCTCTATTTTCTAAGAATAACATATCCTGTATTGATGTTTCTGCAGATCCTCCCACATATGATGGTTGATCTGCTGTTGCAGCATCATTACTTACATCTTTAGGACCAAGATATTTGTGTACAAATACATCAGTTCCACCGATAGTGAACATTTCACTAATCGATTTATCTAAAAATGCGTAATCATTGCCACGCTCTGGTTTATATAAAGATAGTCTCGGCATATGTATATTTATCGTTACGATAAATACTAGTGGAGAAGTTTATATGACATTAGCAACACAAAAACAAGAAATCTTTGATTACGTAAACGCAATGCTTGGCGGAGGTATGGTCGACGTTGAACTTGATCCTATACATTACCAAACAGGGTTAACCAAAGCATTGACCCGCTATAGAATGCGTAGCGATCATGCAGTTGAAGAAAGTTATCTTTTTTTAAAATTAATAGAAGATCAGAACGAATACATACTTCCATCAGAAGTAATCGAAGTTAGACAATTGTTCCGAAGAAGCATCGGATCACGTACAGGCAACGGCGGTGGCGGCAGTTTATTTGAGCCATTTAACCTTGCGTATACAAATACGTATTTACTTAGTGGTTCTACTCAAATGGGAGGACTTGCTACATACGAAATGTTTGCCGGTTATCAAGAACTGGTAGGACGTATGTTTGGTAGTTTTATTGAATTTAAATGGAACTCCTCAACTAAGAAACTTACAATACTACAGCGACCACGTGCTGACGAAGAAGTAATGATATATGCATATAACTATAGACCCGACGAGCAACTTTTAGGTGATTACTTAGCAGTACAATGGATTAAAGATTATACTCTTGCTAGTTGTAAATATATGCTAGGTGAAGCAAGAAGTAAATTTGCTACTATAGCTGGGCCACAAGGTGGTTCGACACTTAACGGTAATGATCTTAAAAATGAAGCAATGCAAGAAATGGAAAAACTAGAGCAAGAAGTATCAACTGCTATCTCCGGCGGAACTGGATACGGATTTTTAATCGGATAAACTACTTGACAATACATAAAAAATCTGTTATAATGTAAATTATATTATACGGAGATATTATGATACCTAAATTACTTGTTATTGGACACGGCCGCCATGGAAAGGATACTGTGTGCGAAATTCTACGAGACGAATACGGGTACACTTTTGAAAGTAGCAGTAAGTTTTGCTCAAAGTTATTCATCTATGATGATTTAAAGGACAAATATGGATATGCTAATGAAGAAGAGTGTTATGCTGACAGGCATAGTCACAGAGCAGAATGGTATAATGCTATCTGCGATTATAATGTTCCTGATGCAGCGACTCTAGGTAGAGAAATGTTTGATGCCTATGATATCTATTGTGGGTTACGCAACAAGCGTGAATTCTTTGCAATGCAAAACACAGGCGTATTTGATTACTGTATCTGGGTTGATAGAAGCAATCACTTGCCGAGTGAGTCTAAAGATAGCATGAGTCTAGAACAATGGATGGCAGACTTTACAATTGATAATAATGGTACGCTAGACGATCTTTGGTTTAATACTCGACAGCTAATGAAATATTTAAAAGTCAGGAGTTAGATCGCCCTGCCGCCATTTGACTCCTTCTTTCTGTATAATACGTTGGCAATTAGCACAAATAGTTTTTAAATTATTTGAACGACAATTATTAAGATCACCATCTATATGAAATACATTAAATTGTTCGCTGTGTGAACTTTTAAAGCTACATTTTTCACATATATCTTTTTTAGTATATCCAGCAAGCATCCATTTAGGAATATTAGATCCTAACCCGTTTCGCAAACATGATTCGCATAGTTTGCGATAATACGTCTTACCGTCTTTATAATAATTTATAGCCGCAGGACGTTGCTTACATTTACATAATGGCCTCATAATGTATTTACCTCACCTTTTCGTTCCCTTTTTCTATTGGTATAATAGACTTTTTTATATTCTTTTTACTAAATACATGTGTAATAACATTTTGGGAGAAAATTAAATGGCACTCACATCACCAGGCGTACAGGTTAGCGTTATAGACGAAAGTTTCTATACACCAGCAGAACCAGGTACAACACCAATGATATTTGTAACCAGTGCAGAAAACAAAAGCAATCCAGCTGGAACTGGAACTGCGCCAGGTACACTAAAAGCAAATGCAGGTAAACCATACTTGCTAACTTCACAAAGAGATTTAGCTGAAACATTTGGAGATCCAGTGTTTCAAACAGATACAAGCGGAAATCCAATACACGGTAGCGAACTTAACGAATATGGCTTACAAGCTGCTTATTCGTATTTAGGCGTAAGCAACAGAGCATACGTAGTTAGAGCAGACTGTAGTATAGCAGCACTTGCAGCAAGTGCAAATGCACCATCTGGAGACCCTGCAAATGGGGCTTACTGGTTAGATACTGCTTCTACAACATGGGGCATTTTTGAATGGAACGGTAACGCAGCTTCAGCAACAGGAGGTCAGTCATTTACAAATAAACTTCCAAAAGTACTGACTGTTGATGACGTAAGCGGCGGAGTTCCAAAAGCATCTGTAGGCAAAGTAGGTGACTATGCAGTAGTTGCAGCAAATGCAAACAACGACATGTACTACAAAAATAGCTCAGCGCAATGGGTAAAAGTTGGCAGTAATGAATGGACTAAATCATGGCCAGCAGCACAATTTACACTACTAAGTGGATTTGGTGCAGGCGGTGTTATTAGAATTAACGGCGCAACAATCAATATAGTATCAGGAACTACAGCAGCAGATTTTGCAACTGACGTTATTGCTGCACTTGCTGGAAACCAAGTAACTTGGGCAGCTGATATCTCAGCTACATATTCAAATGGAGTACTATCATTCTTTGTAGGCGCAGGTGCTAAATCAGACGGCGCAAATGTAGACGGAAAAATGTTACTTCAAGAAGAAGACAGTCCGACACCAAATGTAAATATTGAAGATTTTGGATTAGATGAGGTTGTTGCTAATGGCCCAGTATTGCAAATAAGCGCACATACATCAGTTCCAGAATTTTATTCAACTGATTCTAATCCGGCAGTAACTGGTAGTATATGGACCAAAACAACAGAACCTAATGCAGGTGCACGTTGGAGAGTTAAAAAGTATAATGCTGCTACAGGATTATGGGAAGAGCAAACAGCACCAATTTATGCAGACAATGCAACTGCAATGAAAACAATAGATGCAGATGGCGGTCTTAATATCGGCGCAGGTAGATTATATGTACAAAGTGATCCAACTTACGAATCACTAGCTGGTTTCAAACTATTTAGAAGAGAAGCATTAGGTGCTACATCAGCACAAAGTGATGTTGTTGCAGCACAATTAGAAGCTGGACAAACATACACAGTTGAAGTAGCTGAGTCAGTTCCGGGTGCAGCAGCAATGGCAGCAGCAAGAACTGTTACTATTACAGCAGCAGGAGATGCAACAGATGCAACAACATTAGTTGAAGCAATTGCTACTGCTGGATTTACTAATGTATTAGCAGAAGTTACAGCTGATAATAGAGTAAAAGTTACACATGACAAAGGCGGCGATTTAACAATTAAAAACGTTACTGGTTATGATACAGGAACTGCACAAGCATCAGCTGCACTTAATTTTGGTGTAATGGCTCTAATTAACTTAGACGACACAGCAGCAAATGTATACGTTGAACCGGCTCAAGCAAGCGGCGATTACAGAGTTTCAAATTGGAAGTTTTTAAGTTATGAAGCAAGTGCAGATGCACCAACAACGCTAACAGCAGATGGTACATTGTGGTACAACTCAATTGTTGATGAAGCAGACATTATGGTACATAATGGTACAACATGGGTAGGTTATAAAACATTCCATACAGCTACAAATGCTAAAGGCCCAACAGTGAGTGCTACAGCACCAACTGGCCCAGTACAAAACGATCTATGGATTGACACAAGTGATTTAGAAAACTATCCAGCAATTTATAGATGGAATGCATTAGCAAAATGGGAACTAGTTGATAACGGCGATCAAACAACAGGCGCAGGAATTGTATTTGGTGATGCTCGTGACGGTACGTCAGGCGGAACTACAAGTACAGCACCAAGTGGAACAATAGCTGAACTATTAACAAGTGATTACCTAGATGCCGACGCACCAGATCCAGCACTTTACCCACGCGGTATGATGTTGTTTAATACACGTAGAAGTGGATTTAATGTTAAGAAATTTGTACGTAATCATGTTGATGTAACAGCTGACAATGCACGTCAAGGTGATGTTCAAATGACAAATTATTATCCACATCGTTGGGTACTAGAGTCAGGCAACCAAGAAGACGGCGCAGGTAGCTTCGGGCGTAAAGCACAACGTAAAGTTATTGTACAACAGTTACAGGCTGTAGTTAATAACAATGACGAAATACGTGACGATGAATCAAGAGTATTCAACGTAATGGCAACACCAGGTTATCCAGAGCTAATTGGCGAAATGGTAAGCCTAAACTATGATAGAGGTTTAACGGCATTTATTGTTGGTGACTCACCATTCCGTTTAACACCAGATGCAACTTCATTAAACGAGTGGGCAACAAACGTAAATCTAGCAGTTGAAGATAACGACAACGGCCTTGTAAGTAGAGATGAATATTTAGGTATTTTCTACCCAAGCGGATTTACAAGTGATAACTTTGGTAACAATGTAGTTGTTCCTCCAAGTCACATGATGCTACGCACTATTGCACTTAGCGATAATGTATCGTTTCCATGGTTTGCACCAGCAGGTACAAGACGTGGCGGTATAACTAATGCAACAGCAACAGGGTATATTGATAACGAAGGTGAATTTGTAAGTGTTGCACTTAACGAAGGACAAAGAGATACGTTGTATGCACAAAATGTTAACCCAATTACATTTATTACAGGTGCAGGACTTGTTAACTTTGGACAAAAAACTCGTGCAAGAGGCGCAAGTTCGTTAGATAGAATCAATGTTGCAAGACTTGTGGTATACTTACGTAGACAACTTAATCAGCTTGCAAAACCTTACATCTTTGAACCTAATGATAAGATTACTAGAGATGAAGTAAAACAACAAGTTGAAAGTTTATTACTAGAACTTGTAGGACAAAGAGCATTATATGACTTCTTAGTTGTATGTGATACTTCAAACAATACACCAAACAGAATTGACAGAAATGAATTACATATTGATATTGCAATCGAGCCTGTTAAAGCTGTTGAGTTTATTTACATTCCTCTAAGACTTAAAAATACAGGCGAGATAGCAGGTTTATAATTTGACTAAATATAATATAACAGGAGCAAAATAAAATGGCAATTACATCACTCTCAAAAATTACTGTGCCATTAGCCAGTGATCAGTCAGCAAGCAATCAAGGTTTGTTGATGCCGAAACTACAATACAGATTTAGAGTTCTGTTACAAAACTTTGGTGTTACTACTCCATCTACTGAACTTACAAAACAAGTTGTAGATGTAACAAGACCAAATGTAAGTTTCGAACCAATAACACTTGATGTTTATAACTCACGTGCATATCTAGCAGGTAAGCATACTTGGGAACCAATTACATTGACATTACGTGAAGATGTAAATAACGAAGTACAAAAACGTGTAGGTGAGCAATTACAGAAACAATTTGACTTTATGGAGCAAGCAAGTGCAGCAGCAGGTGGCGACTATAAATTTACTACTGCAATTGAAATACTCGATGGCGGCAACGGTGCTGATGTAGATGTTTTAGATAGATTTGAATTGTATGGTTGCTTTGTTGAGAGTGCAAACTACAATACACTTAACTACGCTACTAATGATCCAGTAACAGTTACATTAAACATTCGCTATGATAACGCTATTCAAACAGATGGCGCAGGCGGAATTGGTAATGATATAGGTACAGCATTAGCAGGAGTAGCTAATGGTGGAACAGTTACTTAATAACTAACTAATAATAGATTAAAATAGGGTCCTTTTTGGGCCCTATTTTTTTATCTGCGTAGTTAATATATTCTGATAAATATTAGTATGGCAAATAAATTAAACGGTTTCTTAGATAATATTGTAAATGGTGCACTATCACCCAAAGGTGATATGGCTGATTTTCAACATGCTGCAAGACTATATGTAGACGATGCATTTAGACTAGCACCAAAACATAAATTTTTATATCATGTTGTGTTTGAAATAAATCCTGATGCAGTACGTATTCCGCAATTAGATCAAAGACATAAAAATGAAATCGGTATGTTAGTAAAGTCTATCGACTTACCTAGTTACTCTATGCAAATGGAAACTAAGCACAAGTATAATAGAAAAAAGAATGTACAAACTAGACTCGATTACGATCCAATAAACGTAGTATTCCATGACGATAATTTTGGTGTAACAACATTACTCTGGGAAGCATATTATAGATACTATTTTAAAGACGGTAATTATACTACATTCGATGCATCAGGTAGTGTAAATAACACTGTTCCTGCGTATGCATCGACACCAACAGATAATACATATCAAAGTCCGTTGCGTAATAGATATAGATACGGATTAGACAATGATAGTAGTGTTCCGTTTTTTAAAAATATACAAATTTTTCAATTAAGTCGACATCAGTATACTGGATTTATGTTGATAAATCCTAAAATTACTAATTGGAAACACGATACAATGGATCAAACTGATGCCGGCGGCATGGCACAAAGTAATTGTACAGTTGCATACGAAAGCGTGTTATATAGTAGAGGTCCAGTTAGTCAAGGATCACCTAGAGGTTTTGGACAAGAGCATTACGATACTAAACCTAGTCCGATAACATTGGCCGGCGGTGGCACTTCAACCTTGTTTGGTCAAGGTGGCGTGCTTGCTGGTATTGGAGATATTTTTGGTGCTGTAGGAAACGGCACAGCATTTACAGATGCACAAGGTAATTTTAGTTTAGGTAATACGTTAGGCACTGTATTAAGTGCAACAAATACATTTAAAAATGCAAAAGAGTTAACTAGTGGCGGAATTGTACAAGAAGGTATTAATATTTTTAGTGGCGGATTATCTAATATAATAAACAATCCAACCGGCGGAATAAGTGATGTGCTATTTCCGAATGGATCAGCAAATGCCAATGAAGTATTAGCTACACAAGTATCAACTGATAAAGAACGAAGAGAATTAGAAGCTGACGAAATATTAGAAACAATTGGAAGTAATTCGAGTGTTGCTAATGCTACTGCACAACAAGCATTTAATTTAGGGTTAGTAGGCAGCGGCGGAACACTTAACGATTTTAATAACTTAACAGCAACTCAAAAAACTAGTCTAGTAGAAGAAGCAACAACAGCTATATCAAACGGTGACAGTCAGATTACAGGACTAGCTAATAATATTGTGCATCGAGCAAGTGAAACAAAAGGATTAAGGAACGTATAATGAGTAATGCATTACCGACACAACCCGCTAATGATAGCGCAACCAAAGTAAAAAAATTCTTTAATGATTATTATGACGAACCATTAAGTTTTCCAGTAAATCAAGTAGATGCAGTTGTAGGGTTTTTTGAAAAGAGAGATTTTGACAAACAAGCAGCAATTGCAGTATCAGGATCGTTATTACAACAAGCGAAAATAGATGATGTAAATGTTTTTAAACTATTAGACACTTTAAAAACATTAGAAAGAGTACAGCTGAGTGCATTAGTTACCGAAGTACTAAATTTTGATAGACCGTCTTCAAGTACGCTCGGATATAAAACTCCAACACAATCTGAATTATCCGAAACAAGAAATATTATTTTATAAATGGGTAGATTTGCACAAGGTAGATTTTCACCTACGTATCCTGAAAAATACGTAGGTACGAAAGTTCCTACATATCGTAGTAGCTGGGAATTTACTTTTATGAAATTTTGTGACGAACATCCTAGTATAGCACAATGGGCAAGTGAAGCTGTACAAATACCTTATAGAAATCCGCTAACTGGTAGACAAACAATATATGTACCAGATTTCTTCATAGTATATACTACTAATTCTAGTAAGCAAAAAGTTGAATTAATAGAAATTAAACCTGCAAATCAAGCAATAAAAGAAAAAGTAGGACGAAGTAAACATAATCAAGCACACTACATTGTTAATCAAGCAAAATGGGAAGCGGCAAGAGCCTGGTGTAAACAAAAAGGTATTACATTTAGGATTGTAACAGAGAATGATATTTACCATGCTGGTAAACGTAGATAAATAATAGTAGCATATAATGGAAATACGATGACCAAAAAATTAGAAGAACTATTAGACTTACCTGAAGTAAACGATAAAAAAATAAAAAAGTCGGATATTAAAAAACAAGAATCGATGCAAAACGATATTCACGAGTTTGATAAGATTGCAAATGCATTGCCTAGTGTCAAAGGACTAGGTGAAATGGCCGATAATGAACTTAACGATATTGCAGAACGAGCATTACAGAGTTATGAAGATCTTACAGATCTAGGTATGAACGTAGAAGCACGTTATAGCGGTAGAGTATTCGAAGTAGCTAGTACATTTTTAAAAACTGGTCTAGATGCTAAAGTTGCAAAACTAGATAAAAAATTAAAAATGGTTGAATTACAACTTAAAAAAGAAAAAATGGATAAAGAATCATCTACTGATGACGGAAGCATGTTTACTGGAGAAGGCCACGTAGTTAGTGATCGTAATAGTCTACTAGAAAAACTTAAGAACATGGATAAATAATACTAATAGATAGGATACTACAATGAAAAAATTCGCAGAGTTTTTAACAGAATCAAAAAAGACCTATGAATTTAAAATAGGTGTTGCTGGACCAGTTCCAGAAGGGTTTGAAGATAAACTAGAAACAGCATTAAACAAATACAAACTACTAAATTTATCTAGTGGAAAACGAACACCAATACAAGAACGTCCTTTAGACTTTCCGCAACTACAAAATATGGAAGTTACATATTATGAAGTAGAACTTGAATATCCTACAACACAGCAAGTAATGCAAGAATATGTCGGTAATTGTTGTAATATTTCTCAAAGTTATATTATAGTACGTAATCCAAATGAAGCACAGGAAGAGTATCAACAAGAAAAATCCGACGAACCGTATAGTATAAAACTTACAAAAGAAGAATTAGAATCCGAAGACGGACAATCAATGGCAGGCGAAGCACGAGTAATGGATTTACTTAAAGAGCTTGAAACTGTTCGAAAAGAAAAAGAACACGATCCGATTGCAGATACTCCAACAGGCGAAAGTCAGGATATTAGTAATGAAGAAAACAGTAAGGCGGTATTATCATGAATATGAAAAAAACACTAGAGATGCTTACAGAAGCTTCGATGAACATTTCAATAAACGGATCAAGTACAGAAGAAGTTGCTGATTTACTTAATGTTCTTAAAAATGCCGGAGTTAGCGCACAAGTAGATATGCCAAAGGCAGATGCTCATGTAGATGGACATGATGACATGGTCTCAAAAATGAGAATGTTAGACGAACCAGAAGAAGCACCTTGTGGCATGGGCGAAGATGAAGAAATAGAAGAATGGGAAAATTCACCTGACGGATCAGAAGATGAACCGGAATACAAAGATACACACCATATGGTTAAAGATCTTGCAGGTGGCATGCATAAAGTTAAAAAAGCATATTCACCAGCAGCAGGCGGCGATAACCCAATGGCTATTGAAGCAAGTATTGCAAAAGAGTTAGCAGCAGCATTAAAAGAAAAATTATCAAAATAAGAACGTTCTACCGACTGAGCGAACGGACCCAAATAGCACCCTAGGGTGCTATTTTTTTGAATAAATATTACTATGGCAGCATCATTAGACGGCGTCTTAATTAAAAAGGCGAATAAAAAAGAAACATTTACAAATGCACAAGTAGAAGACTTAGTCAAGTGTATGGACCCTGACGAAGGATACTTACACTTTGCAAAACACTTTGCATTTATTCAGCACCCTGTAAAAGGTAAACTGTTGTTTGATCCTTACGAGTATCAACTACGTTTGATGCACAGTTATCATAACTATAGATTTAATATTAATATGATGCCTAGGCAAACAGGTAAAACTACGTGTGCTAGTATCTATCTTGCATGGTATGCTATGTTTAATCCAGACCAAACTGTACTTGTAGCAGCACACAAATATACAGGCGCACAAGAGATTATGGCACGTATACGCTATGTATATGAAACTTGTCCAGATCATATTAGAGCAGGTGTTACAAGTTACAATAAAGGTTCGATTGAGTTTGAAAACGGATCACGTATAGTAGCACAAACAACTACTGGAAATACTGGACGTGGTATGAGTATTTCATTACTATACTGTGACGAGTTTGCATTTGTGCAACCTAACATCGCAGAAGAGTTTTGGACTTCAATATCACCTACACTAGCAACAGGTGGTCGTGCTATTATTACAAGCACACCAAACTCAGATGAAGATACATTTGCTACTATTTGGAAACAAGCAGAAGAAAAGTTTGACGCACACGGTAATGAACAAGAACTAGGCATAAATGGATTTCACAGTTTTGTTGCTGAATGGCACGAACATCCAGACAGAGACGACGAATGGAAAGAAGAAGAAATTGGACGCATCGGCGAAGAAAAGTTTAGACGTGAATACGGATGTGAATTCTTAGTATTTGACGAAACACTTATTAATAGTTTAAGACTTAGTGCAATGGAAGGTAATAGTCCTATGCTTAATATGGGACAAACACGCTGGTATAAAAAACCTACAAGTCAATATACATATTGTATTGCACTTGATCCATCAATGGGGACCGGTGGCGATAATTCTGCAATACAAGTGTTCGAACTTCCTACATACGAACAAGTAGCAGAATGGCAGCACAATCAAACTGCTATACCAGGGCAAATTAGAGTCTTGTCAGATATATGTAAATATATAGAACAAGAAACAAAAAATCCACAAGGTATATATTGGAGTGTAGAAAATAACGGATTAGGTGAAGCTGCACTTATTGTTATAAACGACTACGGAGAAGAAAACATACCAGGATTGTTTGTTAGTGAACCAATGCGTAAAGGACATGTTCGTAAATTCCGCAAAGGATTTAATACTACGCATAGTACTAAAGTTACCGCATGTAGTCGGCTAAAAACTATGATAGAAAACGATAAAATGAAAATTAATTCAAAACCGTTTATATCTGAGTTAAAAGGATATGTAGCAACTGGTTCAAGCTATCAAGCAAAAAGCGGAATGACTGACGATTTAGTAAGTTCTACATTACTTGCTATTAGAATGATGAGTGTACTTAAAGACTGGGATCCACGAGTATACAGCACATTTAATCAAGCAGATGATATTGAAGATTACGAAGCACCAATGCCGATCTTCGTTAGTAGTAATTATTGATAAATACTTACATGTTAGATTTTAAAAAAATATCAGAAGATCTTTTCAATAAGATTAAAGGAAGATTTTCAACTGTTACTATAGGTGACCAAGACGGCAAGGTCATAACTGAGCCTGTAAATGCAAGATTTTTTGATTTTGCATATGAAGATGAAGGTGATAAATTAGGTAAGGTAAGTGTTAGCTTGAACGACGACAACGACACAGGAAGCCTTGTTATAATATATAGTAAAGATTTTATACAAAACGAGAATGAACTTGTACAATCTAACTGGTATAATTTTCTTAAAGAATTAAGAGTGTTTGCAAAGAAGCGTTTACTAAATTTTGAAGTTAGGGATATTACCAAAAGTAATCTAGAGAAAAAAGACTATGCATATCTTGCAAAACGATCTACCGGAGATGACAACATGAACGAATCAAAGTTATATGGTACTAGTAAAATTAGTTACCAAAAAATAGGCGAAGCACGTATTGTAATTAAACATACAGAAAGCATTAACCAAGAAACTACAACAGGACGTACACAAAAAATTGGTAAAATTTATATTGAAAGTGCCGATGGTGAAAGATTCCGTTATCCATTTAAGCATCTAAGTGGTGCAAGAGCGATGGCAAGACACGTTGCTGAAGGTGGAAACACATATGATGACTTTGGTAAGCATATTGTAGGCTTGTCAGAAGAGATGGCAAAACTACGCAAGTTTAAAAACTATATGGGTCGTTCAGCTGTAATGGCAGAAAGCCTTAGCGAGTATATGGATGTTGTTAAAGACAGAATTAAAACAGTTAAGAAAACAATCGAATCACTCCAGAAGCCAGCATACTACGCAGAAACTTTTGCGGCATTTGAAATACCAATGATGGAAGATGTGCCAGCAGACGTTGCAGAGAATTGGATTGATCAATTAACTATCAAACAGTTTAACGAAGAACTATCAGATGTATTTCCATACATTTATAAACTAGTAAGTGAAGCAACCAAAGCAACAGAACTAGGACCAGATGATTTAGAAGAAGTAGCAGGACCAGAAGATTGCTGGGACGGTTACAAAAAAGATGGAACTAAACCTGGCACAGGTAAAAACAAAGGCAAGCGTGTAAACAATTGCGTTAAAGAAGGCACTGACGATTATGTAGTTGAAGATGTGGAATCTTGGGCAAAATCATTAGATGATAATACAAAAAAA